AATATTAATAGTATTATTAAGTACACCTGATGATGCTACAGTTATTGTAGATGCTCCAATTGCATATCTTGTAAAGTATCTTGTAGATGCAGCAGTTTCCATAGTCGCAGATATATACCAATCTCCATTAGCTTGGTACATTCTACAATTAAACGTTTTAAGTATATTTTCTAGTATAACATAATAACTAACCCCTACAAAATCTCTTGGGTATTGATATATCTGACTAAAAGGTTCATTTGCTACATTATCAGTCCTATCAACCATGCCATCAGCATAAAACGAACAAGCTATGTTAAGATATAAGTCTGAAGGATATTCTAAATATCTTAAACCTTCAGCAATTACTTCAAGATGTTGTTTCAAATAGTTAATACTATTACTTACTACAAATTCTTGATCTTGTAAAAATGATATACCATCTATAGCAATTAAAGATGATTGTGATATACCTGTAGAGAATCCTACTTCTGAATAGTCATTAAATAAATAACCTCTCCATATAACTGTAGAACCTTCTTTTAATAAAACATAATATAATCTAGCGTTAGATGATAATACGTTTGGATATTGATTATAGTCATCTTCAGTTTCAAGGATAAACGAGAATTGCAACTGAGTTGATATGATAGCAGGATATGGATATTCGTTTGATGAATTAGGCTGTAAACTTATAGATGTTGGTATGTATGTTTTTACACTACCTGTATAATCCTCTTGATATATTTCAATAACTTGAGAATTACCATTTTTAAGTATCTGACTTAATGTATATCTTAATCCGTATGCCATTATGCTAAGCTAATATTTTGTCCTTTAAGATTAGATGCCTTTTGTGCTCTATTTGTAGCCAATAATAAATCTTGCCCTCTAAGTACAAATGTACCGCCTCCTCCGCCACCAATCATTGACTTTAATTTGTCTAAAGGTGCGATAACCTCAGGATTGTTTTGAGCACCTGGATATTCTCCTACAAGACCCATAGTTGGTCCTGATACGATACCACCATTAGCAAATGCTGTAGCTTTTTGGCTATTTAATTTACTTTTTAAAGCAGCACCTGCTGCAATAGCAGCCACACCAGCTACAATAGCTGCTGGCCATGTACCAGGATTTTTAAACAACTCAGCAGCCGCACCATTAGTAACAGCATAAGCAATAAGTGCTTTACCTATTGATGATAAAGCATCTGCCAAAATTGTAGCTAATGCTTTAAAATCAAATTTACCACCAGCCAACATTTCTCCTATTTGTTCACCAAAAGCTGTTAATAAATCAATATTTAATTGATTAAAAATAGATTGTAAAGATTGACTTAATGTTTCCAAAGGATCAACTAACCCATCCATTCCAGACTCTAAATTCTTTATTGCCTTGCCATATTCTACTGTAGATATATTAGCAGCATCTAAAGCTGCTTTTTTCTCTTTAAGCTTGTCTATAGCTAATTGATAAGCTTCTTTTTGTGCATTATAATTACCTCTTGTAGCTTTTAAAGTTTGATTAAGTTCTGTTTTAGCATTTTCAATGTTCTCATTGTTAATATCAGAATTAACCTTTTTGATTGCATCTGCTATTTGTTCTCTATTGCTAATAATTATTTTAGCAATCTCTTCTTCATTCTTTTCGTAATCTTTTGTATTTTTATCAGCAATACCCATTAAAGCCCTACCAAACTCTTGTTGATTAACAAGTATATCAGCTTGAGATTTAGCTTTTATATTATTTATTTCTTCTGCAGATTTCTTTTCAAAATTAGCTTTTTCTAATGCTAATCTTTCTTCTTCTTTTATAATAAGTCTACCATATTCGTAGAAAATTGCTAAATCATCTTTATAGTATTTTTGTTGACTTTTTAATAGTTCTAAATTAGATGTGTCTGCATCATAAGTTTTATTTGTATCTTTTCCTTTCTTTTTACCTCCAAATAAAGAAAATACATCAAATTTCTTATATTCTTTTTCTACTTCTTTAAATGCAAACTTAAAACTATCTGCAAACTTATTAGCTGTATATTCGGTTGATTTGGTTATTGAGTCGCCTAAGTCTTTGTTAAATATTCTAGTAAAAGCACCTATTGCATTTCCTACCATTTTTAAACTAAATGATAAAAATTGAACTATAGCGTTCCATGCATATTTAAAAATGTTTAATAACGATTCTCCAAATTTACTCCAATCACCTTTAATAACACTTGTAACTAAATTAAATCCTTCCGCTAAAATGTTACCTGCTATTTTAAGAAAAGCTAATAAATTTTCCCATATATATTTAAATTGATTTATAAGATTGTTGCCAAACATATCCCATAAAAACATGATTGATTTTACTATTGAATCAAACGCTGGTTTTAGTGTATTATATACCTGATTAACTACACCATTAATAAACTCTTTAAATGTTTCATATATCTTTTTTGTGTCTTTAGACATATTATCCCCTTGCATTACAAAATATGTCATTGCTGCTGTTACAGCAGATATAGCTAAGTATAAAACACCAAATCCCTGAGCTAATGCAGGGATGTTATTTTGAATACCTCTAAAACCATAAGGTAAATCTTGTAGTATCAATGAGATACTCATTATACCCTTGTTAAACTTCTTAGATGAACCATCAAAACCTTTCATGGCATTAGAAGTCTGCTTAATATTACCTTCTAATATTTCAAAGTTCTTACCTAGTTTACCTAGTTCTGTATTAATAATATTAGATACAATCTTGAACTCTTCAGCGTTTGCCTGTATCTTAATTTTAATTGATTCTTCTACTGCCATTATCCTATAGGTTTAACATTATTATATTTCTTTAGTACCTCTTGTAATTCTTCATTACTCATTACTCTTTGTTTCACAAAGTTACGATTATCGCAGTCAAGCTTTAAAAGCTCTTCAGGCATAATCTTTTTACCCTTTGGTAGCTGAATATTAATTAAAAGTGTAGTCTGCCATCTTACTCTTAACCATTCTTGTTCTTCTTTATGACGGTAACCATACCACACAAAATCTAACTCAGCCATCGTCATATCCCAAAACAAATGGGGAAGCACTTGGCACTCCCCCATTGTATATCTTTCAATATCAATCCACTCTAATTTTTTTTTACATCTGAACTTTTGCCTTTCTTAGATGGAGCATTATCTACACCACTTACCATACTATCTGACAATACTTTAAATATGTCTTGTAGTTTAGCACTTGCGATACCACCAATGTCATCTATCCAATCACAAACCTCTAAATCAGTAAAGCTAGGAGTAATACCTTCTTTATATAAAGGATACTCTGCGGCTGATCTAAGCAAATTTACAATAGCGTCAATAGTTGATTCTCCAGATAAAGCATCTCCTATTTCAGCAGGTGATATACCTTGAATTTGACAGAATCTTTTTAAAGACCATGTACAAAACCTCATAGGTATTTTAGACCCATCGCTAAGGGTTAGTTCGTAATGTCCTCTCATATTTTGGTGTTTTTGGTGTTATTATGCGTTAGTAGCCTGAGTCAATACTCCTTGTCCTGTGAAAGCAGCAGAGTAAGTAACTGGAGATTCCATATCAGCAGTGATATCTAAGCTTTCTACAAATGCAGAACCAGACCAGATTAAATCACCTACTATTGGAGTGCTACCATTAACTGTAGTAAACTTAACTGTAACTACACCTCTTCCGTTTAAAGCAGAGAAAATATCTCCTACTACATAGTTTGTACCTGTTGGTTCAACTGTAGTAAGACCATCTGTAGTTAAAGACCAAGAACGCAAACCTGCGATTTGATCAGCCCATCCACCGCTTGATTTAGTTGTTGCATCTGGTAAGTCAGCACTTACTGATAAAGAGCAAGATGTAGAGTGAGCTACAACTTCAGTTCCTACTAGAACTACTAGGTTTGTACCATTAAAAATTCCTGTTGTTGGCATTTTATTTTATTTTAATTTTTTTATAATATTTGAGTTACAAAATGTTCGAATACAATGACTCTTTTAAACACATAAGCCTCATCCACATAATCAAAGGTAGCTTCATTTGATGACATTCTACGAGTGACTATTTTAAAGTCAGGAGAAGCACTTGGGTAATCAGGTACATTAACGCCTATGATCCCTAACAACTCGTTAGCCCACTGGTCTACCGATTTCTGCCCTACTTCACCTGACTTAAATGTTCTATAGACAATATCAAATTGAAGAGTAACGTCAAAGTTGTAACTCTGCTTGTCACTATTTTCAACTGATGTTTGACTACTAATGATTAAGAACGGAGGTTGCACTTCGTCAGGTGCAATAGTATCGTAAACACCCAAAGAAAAACTTTGTGATGCTAACTTATCTACATAAGCCTTTCGTATAGCATATCCGCAATCTTTCATTAAGCTTCTGTTTCAGCTTTTACTTCCTCAGGATTTTGTTCTTGAGCAAGTTTTGATAAGAACTGAGTTAAAGGTAAACCATACTTAGTTGGCAATTCTTGGATGAATGCGTCTAATTGTTTTACCTGCTCTTCGTTTAATGTAATTGTCATGGTATTGATTTTGTACAAATTTAACGAAATATATTTATATCTTAAATTCTTTAATCTTGAATATAAGTTGACTATACCTCTTATCAAAAGAGGTCATCAAAAATGGTCTAGTTGCCTGATTGGTAAACTTTTTAGGGCTTTGTACTATATATTGCCTAGCAAATTTACTTTGCTCACTTGGGGTTATGTTAATAAGTGCAGGTAAATTAATGTTGTGTCTTGTTCCAAATTCGACATAAGGAGCATATTTAACATTCTTATTACCAGCACTAACATAAGCTGTGCCTGTTTTATCTGTTTTTCTATGTGTTATACTTCTTTGTAATGCACCTGTTTTTACGTTTACTTCAGCTTTAGCATCTTGTTGAATATTAACAACAGTTTGATTTATAGCCTCTGCAACGTGCTTCTCTAGTCTTTCGGAAGCATTAGAAAATTTAGCTCTTAGAGTGTCTAAGCCAGTTATACCCATTGAAAATGCAGCCATTATTTCATTGTTGAGCAGCTAATCATAAAATACTTATTACGATCAGATTCGTTTATAACTGAATTGATTAAGTATAAGTTATTTTTAAATGATATAACTAATTTATTATCAAATACTTTTGAAGTAGTGTATCTTATTCTAAATGTAATATCATTATTAATAGAATCTTTTTCTACCAAATTAGTCTTGCTTTCGCTATCTCTAGCTATTTCAGCCCAACAAGTATAATAATCTACAAGTGTGTTTACAAAACCACCTGCACTATCTGATACGCTAGTCTTACTTTTAAAAGTAATCCTATTCATTAATCTTCCTATCATTAGATAATTACGTTTATGCGTTTAAATGGCTTCATAAGCTCGTATGCGGTCATCAAATTAGCTGAAGGCTTGGTTGCCTCAACTGAAGACTCTCTGTACTCATAAAGGTCTGAAACCATCTTTAAAAGGGCCGTCTTCATTGTTGCAGGAGTAGTAGCATAACCACAAGTGTAAGTAAATCTAAACTCGTTATCAAAAATGCTAGTCATGTAGATTTTTTTAGTGGTTTCACCAAGTACCTGGTAATCCCCAACAGACATTGCTACCCAAGCTGTGCTATCCCAATACTCGACTACTGATATTGTGTTTGTAGGAACATAAGGTAGCTCTATAAAGCTATCTACATAAGCTACAACTCTTAATGTTCTAGGAGTCATTGCAACTCCTGCATATTGCTCAAGTCTTGTTTGAGCTGTATTGATTAAAGATGTAATCAAAGTATCATCTTCGCTGTAATCTACTCTAAGGTAATTTTTAGCTTCCGCTAAAGTAACCACCGTTGCTGAAGGTGCTACTGTGGTTGTAATATCTCTTACTATTTGCATTATGCCATTGTTTTTACAAAAATAACTAAAATATAGCGGACATAAAAAAAGGAGGCAGTTTGCGGCTGCCCCCTTGTATTTTAGATTAATCTAAGATTAAGCTACGTTACCGAAATCACCATATACAAACGCACTGTTGTAGTAGATAGGGAATGCAATACGAGCTTCAACTCTTACAGTAATCAAGTTCTTTTGGAAGTTATCGCTAT